CTAACGGACTTCGTTGGGCAAGCCGTTCGAAAGCTAAATCTCAACGTCGACCCAACGAATTGCTCGTGGGACTTCTTTGCGAGTGAAATGACACCGAGACAGTTCTGGGACAGCATTTCGCTTTACGGTCCGGGTTTTTGGCGAAACATGCCAATGTACGAATGGGCTGAGAGATTGATTGACGTGGTAAAGTCGTACGACCCAGAATTCACGCTATTGACATCACCAGCCAGTTGCTCGTTCTCGTGGAATGGCAAGCGGCAATGGATTCAGAGCCAGTTTGGTGAAAACTTCAACCGTCAGATCATGACGAACGACAAGCATTTTTGCGCGGCTCCCGGTCGTGTCCTTATCGACGACAACGAAATCAACTGCAAGCGTTTTGCTGATTGGGGAGGTCAGGCTATCTTGTTTCCGCAGTCGTGGAACCCGTTGGGTAACGATGTTGATCGGATCAAGCACGTGGCGGAAGGATTGGAGCAAGCGAAACAATATATTTGATGATATTGGGCGTGAAGTAAACGCGGGGCGCCCCGTGTGGCTTCTGAAGGTTCGCGGCCTTCCACGTCCACTCGTCCAACAGGTAGGACGCTGGTAGTGCGCCCTCAGTCATTTAGCCCAACGAGATCACGTTGGGAGTCTTTGACGCGAGAACAGAAACCAGAAACGGTTGGTTCGATTCCACCATGCGGCACTTTTGGCTTGTTTTCCGTTTCACGTTCTTGCGAGGTAATGAAACAAGTCGGGGCGCTTTGGAGGTCGCCCCTAATGAGACATGGGTCTTTGAGTAAGTCGTTAACAAATTGGAAGCTCTAAAATGAATACATTATCACCCAAAAACTACGGGGCAATTTACGTTAATGACCCGAAAGACATTGAGCGAGTAAAGGAAGTAATAAAAGGCATGGATGAGTTCGAGTACGGCTATTTGCCGTCGGAACTAATCAAGCCTTTTTCGGAATACCCAAGCGTTTGCTACACACACAAATTTTCTGACTTAGATATGGATGATTTAACGGCTAAATGTTGGGCCAAAGGAATCATGATTTGGGTGTTTGATGCTAGAACTCAATGCCCTAAAAGCGCATTAGAAATGAAAGATGCCGTAGCGAGAGGGGCGGAGATGTTACTAGTCCCAACCGGTAAACTGCCGAAACTGGCACTAGACTTTCTCAAAAAGCTCGGAAGCGAATCTGGTGGCGTTTGCATGGAAACATGCCTAACGGCGTACACTGTCTACGCACAGTGCGTTGAGGGCCTGCCGTGCGACGACGAGTTGTACAAAGCACGTCCGCAAGACATTGAATGGTTTCGACAAAACGCCTTGGGTGATGAGGATAAGTCGTCAAACGTCAACTAGTGTTCATTTAATCAGAGAAATCTGCTTGAACGATCACGGACGTTTGGTATATTTCGGATGGCTGGCCGCTACAAAAAAACAATTCAATCGATCCAAAACGGTTCTTTCGTATTTTGTAGCGGCCAGCTAGGAAACACGCGAAGGGACCGTTTTTTTCATGGAGATTGAAATGTCACAATTATGCAAGTGTGGAAACAAGCCCACCATCACTTGCAGCGACGGCTCGCTGTATTGTAATTCATGCGACCCAGACCCAGATATTGACAACTCTGAAGAGTGCTGTGTCACTGGGTGTAAGAACCATCCGGTCCGGTCAAGTTACATTGGCGCTGGAATATATCTTGGAATATGCGAACAGCACGATCACGAAGAACCATTGGGTTTTTTAGATTTGGTCGATTAGAAATCGCAGTTAACGGCATACACCACGGTTCGAGTCCGTGGAACTGATTAACGTGCAACAGCGGGAGCGTTGTCCTTGGCGGGACGAAATTAGCCGCGACGCCCAGACCTCGGGTTACGATAAGGCGCGAACATGCGAAACAACAAAAACAGCCAAACGAGTCGAAAGGTAAAAGGCCCAATGGGATAACGAACCACAGTGACGTAAAAAGGAACCGACAAGCACGCCTGTCGGATAGTGGATTGTCAGACCACAACTGGTAAACGATCGAGGGTGTGTGGGGAAGTCATTGGCGTTTGATGCGTAACAGCTAGTCATTGAGAGACTCCGTGGCGATGCACATTGACTCGCTTGGAACAATATCAAACCCGCCTTTTGGCAATCAGTTCAGTCGTTTTGGAATATTCACAGTTTGTTGTTTTGCGACTTTAAATAACAAAACGGGGTAGGATGCACGAACCCCCACGTGCGAAAATCGAAACGTTGTTGAATTAACAGTTAACCCAAGAGGAACAGAAGATGTTCAAGCAACGAAAGAAAGAGCTAGATTCCCTTGGGTTTGGGAACTACGAAAGCTACTTGCGTTCAGCGCTATGGAGGGCAATTCGACAGTCCGTTTATAAAACAAGAGGAAAGCAGTGCTGTTGCTGTGAATCCAAGGCTCAGGCGGTTCATCACCAGCAGTACGACAGGCAAACGCTACGTGGTGAGTCAATTGCTCACCTGTATCCGATATGCAACGCTTGCCATGAACTCACTCACCAGCCGGGGTGGATGAACGTGTTTACCGCTCGTTTGCGGGATGACTTCGATCGAGACACGTTAGGCTTTACTCCCGTTGTTCTCGATGACTACGTTCACCTTAAACGCAAGAAACCACGTAAGAAGCGAAAGAAGGTAGATAGGGTTGCTGCCCTTGAAAAGATTGTCAAAGCTCAAGCAGAACTGATTGAACAATTGCAAGTTGACATGGAAGAAATGGCCGAGAGGATTTTTCAATAACTTCGTAGGTTCTTCAATCAACTGGGGAACTTCCCCAGTTGGTTCCGTACGACCGTACGAATTTTCCGGTACGACCGTACGGGCTTGTTTTGGCTGGTAGTTTTTGGGTGTTGAGTGGCGATGGCTGCTAACTGATTAATTAGAACAAAGGACAAAGACATGAAAAAACTTAAGGTAGTGTGGATTCCGCAGATCCCAATGAAGTCGTTTGATGTTCCAGTGGATTCCCCAGAGGAAGCGGCAAAGCTTCTTAATGTTTTGGCGGATTATGATCTGTTTCAATATGAAAACAACATCAAAGGAGACTACTGCAATGCGGGCGATCTTCTTGAATTCCTGCCTGAAGACAAAACAGATTCACCTGACGGATCGTGGGTTACATGGCATGACCCTGAAACAGATGAAGACATCCGCGAATGGCGAGAATCGCAGCTCCAGTCCAGCGAGTCCGCCTGATCTAAACGAACAATTTTAGGAAAAGGAGTACCCAAGGCATGGGAAAGAAAATACTCGGCATCGGAATGACGCAGGCGAACGTCCCCAAGGTGATGTCTGGCGAAAAGACACAAACACGGCGCATTGTTAAGTTCTGCAAGCTAAACGAAGACTATGGATCGCCCGTTGTCGATGAGTGCTTCGTAGACCTTTCATACAAGGAACCACGGTATGGAAATGTACCATGCCTAAAAGTTCCGTTTGATGGCGGTCGTGCTGGCAGGACTGTTCACAGGCATTTCCCAGATTACGCGGTGGGCGACCGACTGTACGTTAAGGAGGCCTTGCAGCGAAGTAGTGAGAAACCACCATATTGGGCGACTTACAAAACTGATTCCAAAGTCGTGCTAGATGGGTACGACGAGAAGCGACAGTGGGAATCTGACGACGCAGACGAATGGAAAAACAAAGTCATTCCAGCCCGCTACATGCCACGATCAGCGGCGCGTACGTTCATTGAGATCACGGACGTTCGATGTGAGCGGATTCAAGAAATTATTTACCTCGATATTCTGGCTGAGGGCTGTTCGTTTGACAAAACGGATGATGGAAGAATGTTTCGCAATCAAAACCACCTGTATTCATTCCATCGCGAGAAATTCAAAGAACTTTGGGACGACACGAACGGCAAAGACGCCTTCGAACGTAACGACTGGACGTTTGCCTATACGTTCAAGCTAGTGGAGGCTCCACAGTGAGCAAGCTAGAGCTAACGGACGCAATTGAGCTAATCAACCCGGATATCGAATTGGTTGAGGGTTATCGTCACGCCACGTACGTGAGTGATGACGGTAACAGGTTGCCGATGATCATTGCAACGGCTTCGAAGTCAGTGCTGTTCGAGCTTTTCATTTCGTTGGTTGGTCGTTTGGGTGACACGATCGATTTCGTTTTAGATGACGACCGTAACGGGTTTGTTGACTACCGCGAGAGTATCGACACTGCGGTATTGGTGAGCATCCTGATTGAGTTCGAGGAGTTGCTGTTAAACGACGGGATGCTAGGCGTTGCTGCTATGAACCCAGCCAGAGGGTTAGAAGTGCAGCTCGAAGAACACAAAATGCTCGTTATCTACGGCAGCCCTCAAGAGTTGTTTGAGTTTGAATTAGAGTCGTACGGCGTGCTTGAAAATGAGGCTATTCGGACGATCTACGATTACGAGCATCAGCACGTTTGGGGCGAGGACCACGAGGAACGTTTGGACGAGCTTCGCGTGGCGTTAGGCTTGGATGGAACGGAGGTCGACGATGATGACGAGCTTTTGACAGATCACTTATATCCCCCGGAAGCTTAGAAATACGCAACCACAGAAAGTATGACCAATGAGAAACGGCGACCAATGCAGCAATTGCATCTACTACCACCACGAAGGAACTGAAACTGTTTGCCGGCGTAACCCGCCGACAGTTCAGGGCCAACCGTCAACGCACGGAGACAACTGGTGTGGCGACCATCGACGTGTGGCTGAGACTAACGAATCGATCATGAAAACGATGAACCAAAAAGGGGGCAGTGATGAAGGATAGGAAAACGCTGTATCAGATCCGTTCGAAGTACGAAGGCACGGCCGAAGAACATGACTTGTTACGTGCTCTTTGCGAGGATGAAAAAGACCAGTGGGAACGCGCAGACCACTACAAGGAAATGGCGTTAAAACAGCTAGAGGAACGTGAGAAGTGGGTCAAGGAGCGTGACGAAACGTTAAGAGCACTTGAAGACGGCAATCACATTGACCGTGCCATTTATTATTGGAAGGGATGTGATGCGGGTAACGAATGGATCCGTGCGGAGAATCTTGTTAAATCTTTTCGTGGTCGTGGTGTAACTGCTGACATGCTTGACGTTTTTGCCAAACTAATGCGTGAATTCGAAGCTGCTGAGCAAGCAGAACTCAACGAAAAAGAGGCCAGTGATGAAGCCTTGCAGTGACGTGAACGATCTAAATAAGCTCAGCGAAGCAATAAAGCATCATGTTGATGCGTATGAGGAAAAGGCTAGTTGCCCTAACTACGGAACAGCCAGCCCGTCAGTGGTTGATAGAACGTGCCTTACGTGGTGGTTTCCTCGATTGGTTAGTGCTGGCCTTCCAGTCCCCAAAACGAGGTTTGTTTTGATTGGGAATCGCAAAGAGCTTGGAATGGATTTGTTTGACGACAAGCAAACCGGAGTTCTTGACGGGTTGTGTTTAACTCTCGACTCGCTGGCCAGATCAAGTGGGATTGGATACCCGTTTTTTCTCCGTACGGGTCATTTCAGTGGCAAGCACGACTGGGAAAACACGTGCTACGTCAAGGATACATTCGATCTTAGAAGCAACTTAATACGACTGGCGAACATGGAAGCGATTGTCGGTGCTTCTGCTGGCGCGGTAAATCCGTTTTGCGTCTGGGTTGTTCGTGAGATGTTGCCAACACAACCAAGATTGGTTTGCACTGCGTACGGCAATTTCCCAATCGCTCGTGAGTTGCGAGTATTTGTTGACGGTTCTCGTGTTGCCTATCACGTGCCCTATTGGCCCGATGGAGCAATTGAAGAAGGAAGCCCTAAAGAGTTAGATTGGGCTGAAAAACTAAACGAACTGCAATCGTTTTCGGCTGACGAATTGGCTGAGCTTTGCAGTCTCGCTTCACGTGCTGGCGGTGTTTGTCGCGGTCGATGGTCGGTTGATCTACTGGAAACCGATCGCGGTTGGTACATCACTGACATGGCTGAGGCTGAAAAGAGTTACGGTTACGACCCAGACAACGAAGGCTGGATCCGAACCAATGGATGACGATAGCTTTTTGATTGCAACGACCATTCCAGTACAATGAGCAACGCGGTCAGCCCTCGACACGATCGAACGTGATTTTTGATCACCAAAGCCGGGTGAGAGGGCATGAACGGCTGTATAGCATTAAAATCACCCGGTTTTTTTCATTTTTTCAACGAAGGAAACGATTATGACCAACGACCTGTAGATGCGCGACAACAAACCAACTGGCGATTCACACGTTACGAGTGAACATCAAATCAATGGCAAGTGAGCAGCGACATATCGTTCACGAGCTTACCAAGGCCAGTAAAGAACTGAATGATTGGAATGGGAGCCACTATTCTCATTTGCAAGACCATCGCAAGAATGTCGTACGACCACAGTTGCGAGCGGCTTATCTGCTTTACGCGTTTGTGCGAGGCAAGAAACGTTCGGTGCTTGAGCAAAAAGTTGACAAGCAGCACGATTGGGTTCTACTGAAAAACATGACCACGAAGGCCAAGAAGCATCGAATTGACGTTGCAGGCTTGGATGAGTGGTTAAACGAGTGAGTTTTCTAATTGCCCAGTGCAGTTAGACTGTAAAGGCCCCGTTGAGCCCGTCTGACGAATCAACGTTCATGCTGCATTAGCTCATTGGCAGAGCGGACGGCTTCTAAACCGTTGCGTAGCTGGTTCGATTCCAGTATGCGGCTTTTTCCCTTTACGTTCCGAAGACAATGCGAATTTCTCAACTTGCCAGACTGGTGAGCATTCTCCGTGACATCACGATAATCGCCGCAGTTTTTTTTGCTTGCATCGCGGTGTACAAATTCATGGTTTACTTTGCTGTCTGGAACGCGCTGCCCTACGAATAAAATCAGTATTTAACACAACTTTTCACCCTAATTAACAGGAAACCCATGTTACAAGCAGACCCCATGAAACTAGTGAACGACGTCGTACAACAAGCAAGCTCAAGTATCGGTGGGTTCCTACCGTCATTGCTTGGAGCCGCAGTAATTTTGATCGGTGGTTTCTTTATCGCCAAGATCATTAGCTGGGTCGTCGGCAGCATCTTTAAGAAGACAGGCCTCGGCACCAAGATCGCATCACTGACAGGACAACACGGCACGGCCGCAGACAAAGGCGTGGGGAAAGGTGCAGCCAAGCTCACGTTCTATACCATCATGGCATTCGTCGGCCTCGCAGTGCTTAAAGTGCTCAATCTCGACGCAATATCTGGACCGATTACTGGACTGATGGATGACTTCTTTGCGTTCATCCCCTCGGCAGTAGGTGCGTTAATCGTCTTGGCCATCTTCGGCCTCGTTGCGAAAATAGCAGGCGGCTTAGTCAAGCAAGCTTTGTGTGGTGTGGGCTTCGACACGATCATCGCTGGATACACCCAAGACGATCAGGCCAACGGAAAGTATTGCTGTTATGCAGGAAAGGTCGTTAGCGGAATCATCTTATTCACCGGATTCACGCAGGCCGTAGACATACTCGGCTTGGAGATCCTATCCAATATCGTGAGCCAGGTTTGGGCATTCACGACTCCGTTGCTTATCGGCGTAGCAATTATCGCGGCTGGTACTATCGGCGCCGGTAAACTGAGCGACTTGGTCGAAACGCTCGTGCCCGGTAAAGACGGGGAATTCATGGCCCCATTGGTCAAGTTCGGAACGATTGGGCTTACCACGGTGGTAGGTCTACGACAGACCGGGCTCGTGGACAACCTAGTCGATACCATTGTACCGATCGTCGTAGGTGGTTTTGTCCTCGCTGTCGTGGTGCGTTACGCATTAAACGGCCCAGAGGCAGTCACCGAGCTGATTAACCTATCGCCGAAAGATAAAGACGCTTCTGCGTAACCGAATCCGGCAACAGCAAAATGGATAACATCTTCAGGAGGATATTATGGACTCTAAAAATTGTATGATTCGTGCGTTGTCACGAGTAAACGATGGTCGCCCGTCGCAAGGTATTCAAGCTTTTTACGAGCAGCAGCAACCAAGTGGCGCGTTAGTGCGAACCACCTTTTTTATCGTGACTCTGGCAGTTTGCGGTTACGTGCTGTACCAGCATCTGTTTTTATCGCTTTGAGGTGAACAATGACAAGCCGCGAACGATTCGAAAAGCACAATGACGAGCACCTAAAGTTTGATCGAGTGAATAACAAGAGGAGCCAACGGGCTGACTTGCACGCGTTTCTATTGCTGGACGAGCTATTCCCAGGTGATTCAGATATTGTCGGCCGGGCCAAATATAACGAAATATGGCTAGATCTAACGCCATCGCAGGTTGAAATGTTAAGTGACGCCCAAATACTCGAATTGGTCCGCTGTGGCGTAAGATACAATGATGACAATAAAGCACTCTGTATGTTTGTATCAAGAAGCTAATGACTAACGTAATTATCGCCGGTTCACGGCACATGAAGGACTACGAAACGCTAAAAGAGTTCTGTGACCAGTGGTTGTCGGATATTCGTTCGGACATCACGGTAATCAGCGGCGGTTGTGCTGGCGCCGACACCCTTGGCGAGCAGTATGCGGCCGAACGTGGGTACGAAGTCAAACGATTCCCAGCCGACTGGACGAGTCACGGCAAGGCTGCCGGCCCGATCAGAAACCGTGAAATGGCAAAGGTTGGGAATATTCTGATAGCGTTCGCGTTTGATGACTCACGCGGAACGGCCAACATGATCAAGGAAGCCAAGAGTCACGGGTTGGAAGTTCACGTTAAGCATTTGAGGGTAACGTAACAATGACTGACGAAGATGCAATTCAAACGTGCCGAATGCTTTCAGCAGGTTGTCGGCTTACGAGTGAAGATGCCGCTGCTATACGACAGGTGGCTCAACGTCTTGAAGACTTCGAAGGCCCCTTACGTGATGCCGAAATTAATTCGTATAAAAATGGCTATCAAGACGGAATGCAGGGCAACGAGCCACCATTTAGTTATTGAATACGAACCAATCAACGTCGATCGTGTCCAACGTTCATCCCCTACTGTAGAGCAGGAATGGTCACTCGCTGAGTCTCATAAGCTCGTCGCCGGCGGTTCGAATCCGCCCTCTGCAACTTTTCACGACGGTGGCTGAGTGGTTAAGCAGCGATCTCATAAATCGTCATAGGTGGGTTCAATTCCCACCCGTCGTACTCAAATCAACGCCAAGCCGCCTGTTAAACTGGGCGGCTTTTTTCATTGAGTGGTAGCGAATCGCGTTTTGGCCTAACGTACACGTTCTGTACGATTGAAGCATGGAAACGAAAGAACTAACGGATAAACAAGAACGATTCTGTCAAGAATACATCGTCGACCTGAACGCAACGCAGGCTTACATCAGAGCGGGTTATACCGCAGATTCAGCGAACGCTAACGGGAATCGATTGATAGTAAATGATAGTATTGCCAAACGCATTGCCGAGCTAAAGGCAGAACGCTCCAAACGCGTCCAATTCACGGCTGACGACTTGTTTAACGAGCTTGTTAAGGTCGGCACGTCTAATATCGCGGACTTCGTAACAGTGCAACCAGACGGATCCTCGCGGATTGATTTGAGTAAGTGTTCACGTGAGCAAATGGCTGCATTGTCAGAGGTGAGCACGGAGCAGTCGTATGCTGATACAGGCAGTGACGATGATCCATCGATTCAAACGGTCCTGAAGATCAAGATCAAGCAGCATAGTAAGAACCAGGCGTTGATTGAGCTTGGCAAGCATCTGGGCGTTAAGTCGGGCGTTGACGTTACGTCCAACGGTGAAACGCTACCTTCTGTTCAGTTCGTAATGCCGAGCAATGGTCGAAACCCAGACGACGTATAGCCCGAACCCGGGACCGCAAGAGAATGCCTTTGCTTGCACCGCTGATATCATGATTTTCGGCGGAAGTGCTGGCGGATCAAAGAGTAATTACCTTACTTGCCAGCCGTTGGCGCACGTTCATCTTGATGGTTTCAACGGGATAATCTTTCGTCGAACCCAGCCGCAAATCACGCAACCAGGTGGTTTGTGGTCGGAAACGAAAAAGTGGTATCCGCATCTTGGCGGCAAGTCTCATAAGCAGCCGTACGGATGGCGATTCCCCAGTGGTGCCGAGATTGCATTGCGTTCCATGCAATACGAGGATGACAAACAGCAGTATCAAGGGGGGCAGTTTGCGTTTATTGGGTTCGACGAACTTACTCACTTTAGCGAGTCGCAGTTCTTCTATCTGATGTCCCGTGCACGTTCGATGTGCGGGGTAAAGCCGTACATGCGTGCAACGTGCAACCCCGATGCGAGTTCGTGGGTGGCAAGGTTGATCTCGTGGTGGATCGATCAAGAAACGGGCTACGCGATACCCGAGCGTTCGGGTGTGATTCGTTGGTTCTACCGGATCGATGACAAGATGCTGTGGTACGACAGCCGGGCTGAGGCCGAAGAAAATCACCCGTTGCTTGCCGAGCGGGCACGGCCGAAGTCGTTCACGTTCATCTCGGCCAGCGTCACGGACAACCCGAAGCTGCTTGAGAAGGATCCAGACTACATGGCGAATCTGCTTGGTTTACCTCAGATCGAACGGGCTCGTTTGCTTGATGGCAACTGGCTGATTGACACGAAGTCGATTATCAACGCCCAGTGGATACACCATTTCGAGCAGATAGGCGAACGGCTGTCATTCCAGTACGGCACGACCAAATGGGAAGGTGCTACGTTACCGCGATACTCGGTTATCGACACGGCGGGAACGTCCAAGCAGAAGGCAGCCGAAGAAAGAGGGAAAAAGCCGTCTTACTCGTGCGCGGGCGTGTTTGACTGGCAATCATCTAACGACATAGTTCTGCAACGTGACCTGTGGCGGGATCGCGTTAGCTGGGGGGAACTCCTCACCGCGTACCCTCAATTTCTCGACAAATGGGGCGTGAAAACGGTCTACATTGAGAACGCGCACTTTGGGCCAGCGTTGTACGAAGAACTGCGAAAGATGCGAAAGTACAAGTGCCAGTTGATCAGTACGAAACTGCCGGGGATGGAAACTGGTCGTGGCGCCAAGCTCGAACGAGCCGTTGCGTCTGGAATGCTTACGGCGTTGGAGTTTGGCAGGCTGCTGTTTAGCCCGAACGACACCGAGTGGTCGGACGATTACACGAAGTTAATCACGTCGTGGAAGGGGCTAGATGACGAAACGGCTGACATTATCGACATCCTTTCGTACGCGGTCCATCATCGCAAGGGCAACACGGGCGGGTTATGGTCGGGGGCTTGATGCTGTTCCCCAACGGCACGCACGATGACCAAGTAGATGCGGCCGCGATGGCGTTTCAGCAGTTATCGGGTGCCACGGGCGGTTTGTGGTCAGGGACGTAGTGAATCGTTCGTCATGGCTTTGACTATTGCGTCAGCGGCATCCTTTCAGTTAAACGTAATCGTCAACGTTCAAATTCAAAGCATCGAACAACGGCTTGGCCGCGTCTCGCTCTGACTCGGGGACACAGCTGGTGCTATTGTCCATCCAATCCTCCATCAACTTAGCCAGTTGAGCCAGATCGACATCGGGATGAGGGTTCGGTTTACTCACCATGTAGTCCGCGCTAGAATCTTGTCGCATTAGCTTTGCTAGACTTTCTAGATCGTTGGGCTTTATCCCGCAATTGCGAAGCGTCGACATGAAGTCTCTCGCTCCAAGCTCGCCGTATTGCTGCCAATTGTAGATTTCACGTTCGACTCTACCACCATGCTCCATGGCGTCTAGGTTTCGGTCTTGTTGTCTTTTGGTGATTGGTCTATCCATGCTGTTCTTTGCTTTAATTGTTGGATGGCGTCATGGCTTGAAACAGTGGGTGCTCACTCTAATCTGTCCTTGAATTCTACAATCAGGTCTCCATTAGCTTGTTGTATTATGTTGCTTACTACAGAGATTGGTGAATTGGGTCCATCCCACATGATTTCATCATTAGTCCGTAAATCTGATCCTGATGGAGCATAAAACGCCTTATCACCTTCCGTGAAATGGACGTGCAAACTTTTCTGGTCTCCGTTCCGATGCCGAGTTATGTGACTACGGCCGATATATTGGTTTGGGTTTTTGAATTTCTTCATTGGTCTTTCAATCAATTGAGTCGATGGTAAATGGCGACAGAACCAGTCATCGTTAACCCATACGGTCCGTTAAAGAAATCGCCCAAAACCTGCTGCGAGCCTTTTTCCATGACATCCATCGACGCCCAAGCTCTAACGGCTTGAATCCAAACTGGACAGAGAACCCCCGCTCGATTCGTCTAACAAAAACAAACGGAATCCAGAAACGAACGATTGCCTTCACTTGCTTGCGACCGTCAGAGTGAACGCGTGCAAAGGCATTAGAAGGTGGAACTTCATTAGCCTCAAAATCTATGTATCGCCAACTCATCTATATATCCTCCTACGTTATTGGTCGTGTTCTGCTTGTCCGTGAGGCTTCCCGTCGGACCAATACACACCATGCATACCAGGCAGTGTGGATTGGATGTAGCCCGCTTCTATGGCGGTTCGTGTCGTTGTTGTGTAATACCACGAAATCGACCACGGGATTGAGATGGCCGACACGATTACGACCAGTGCCCAAATTATAGAATGTTTTACTTCGTCTGATAGTTCACGGAATCGTATCTTTTGGTCGTCTGTCATCGGGTGATCTCCTGTTTGTGGTGTATATCCTAGTATTTCGTTTGGCATTTAGTTTTCCTTGACGTTTGGCGCACAATCTAACGTTTCAACTGGGGAATTTCCCCAGTTGAATTTCAAAACGACACGCTACCAGAGGTCTTCGCTAGTCAGTGTGGTAGCTATCGTTCTACCAGTGAGCAGTTGGCCGGCACGCCTTGCGATTGCTTTGGAAGGGCCACGTCTGGCGAATTGCCCATTGCTCAGCAAGAAACCTTGATGATCGCCGTCAAGCGGTCCTTCGTATCCAGCGTCTCGCATGTTTTTGATGATGTGGTGATGTCGTTTTGGTGGTGGCACCGAATGAACGCCACCTTTGTCGTCGATGATAGCGGCACGAACGACAATCACGTGAATCGACGTTTCAAGTTTGCTCGTTGGCTTGAACGCTCTTTCATCTAACCGTTCTTTCATTCGAACGGCAGTTTCAAAGATTCGTTCCGACCAGCACATTGAGCAATCGCCATGCTTGCCGGTGCATGGTAATCGGTGCCCAGTGGTGTTGGCGCTTAGCAGCAAATCGAGATTCCACGACGGATCGCTTGTTTCTTGACGTGCCAAGTTAACGGATAATTCGGCTGTTTTGCAGCTGATCATAGGTTTCTTTCGTTTGGGGATTTCAAAACGGCACGTCCTCTGCCAGTATTTCAACCGAACGATTTAGTTCACGTACTGCTGTTTCGTAGCCTTGGAGTCGTTTGACTTCGGATTCTAGGTAGTCGATACGTTCCCCCATCGTTTCAGTTATTTCTTCGGCTGCATCACGTTGGTCCTCGCGAACACGTAGTAGTCGCTTGGCTTCTTTTAGTTTGATTTCGAGTAGTTTGCGTTCGGTTTCTTCGAGCCGGTTGAGTTCATTAAAGCCCTGTTTGAAGATAAACAATATAATGGCGGCAGTTGTCACGGAGCCAGCGGCAAACGCAAGGATTAGGTAGGTCATGGGTCTATTCTCCGTTGGGTTCGACTGCTTTATCAGGCACCACTCTGAATCCTAACACGGATTTCATATTGATGAAGTTTGTGGCGCCATCCATGTGCGTGAAGGCAATCAATGAATCGGAGAACATATTAACGAATCTGCCTTGATTGTCGGCTATTACGTCTGGGTGCGTGGCTGTTCCTTCTGGGAAGTCATGCGTACTTTCGTACGATACGTAAATCGTTGCAGTTCGTGGCGCAACGGGCTCACTGGCATCACCAACGCCAAGCAGGTGATGAATGTCCTTAATGATAGAATCGGGCGTAACGCCTAAGTTTTCGACAACTTGAACGGCTACGTTTTCGACTTCACGCATTAAGCCTAGCAGTAAATGCTCAGTGCCAACGTGACTGTCGCCAACTGCCATCGCTTCGGCTATTGCAGTAAGTCCTGCGTTTTCGGCTGCCGTTGACAGCGGCATCTTGCCAATTGCTTGCATTGTGCCACCAGCAGGCACTAGCTTTTCAACTTCTAAGCGAATCTTACCAAGGTCGAGATCAAGGTTCTTTAGCACGTTGGCTGCAACGCCAGACCCCTCTTTCGCCAATCCGAGCAACATGTGTTCGGTTCTGACGCGAGTGTGATTGAGACGCTGTGCCTCTTGGTTGGCAAGCTGCATGACCGCGCGGGCACGATCAGTAAAGTTTTCGTACATGTTTATTCTCCGTTGGTTGTTGATTGTCACGAGCAATTTTACACGTCAACGGTCGTCGGTACGGTCGTACGGTTGAAACGGTACGACCGTACGGTGTGTTTTGGTGGGGTATCTTTGGGGCTCACGAATTTAAAACCCAAACGGAGAAAACGACCAATGAGCAACAAAACAATAGTCGAAGCCATACGTAATCACGGGCTTCCAAGTGACGGCAATCGCGTTTACCGCGTGAGCGTCAACGGCAACGAGAGTTTCGTGGTGTCCAATTCGCCCAGCCAAGCGGCGTTGAGCGTGGTGACAGTGTCACGTGTGAGTGATAAGGACGTTAGCAGTGCGTTGGCTGCTGCGATTGTGAACGAGCCGGAGGTGGAGGCGGAAAACGATGGTTAGCAGTCAAGTTGAGTTTATCGCCCATTTGCTCGACAAAGATCACGACGTTCAGATTGTCCCCAGTGCCCTTAATTGCCTGATTGCACAGAAGACAATGACAGAAGGCATTGATCGAAACGACTTCATTCTGTTGCTTCAAGAGGACAGGGACGAACTTGCTTGTCTTGCTGGCGATATCTTGCGATATTCGCACCAAGTGATCTACGTGCCACGTAAGGTTGAAGTTGTTAAAAGAGATTTTGCGGACAGAGTGTTTCACTTTTGCCTAGGTGCAATGACCTGTGCGGCAATGATCTTTCTTCTTGAATCGCTATTTCAACACTGAGTGGCTTAACATTTTCGTTTTTCTGAGGATAGAGATATGAGTGATTTGATTTCGATGGATAAGCAGTACCGTACTCGTGGCGATCTTCCAGTGCGAATACTTTCGATCGATTTGAAAAATTCCAGCCTCCCAGTTGTCGGGGCAGTTTTCAAACACCACAGTGAAGAACTTGTTCAATTTACACCATGTGGAGTCTCTAGTGCGGGTAGCCACTTCGACCTTATCGAAGTCAAGCCTCGGATCAAGCAAGATTTTTGGTTGAATGTTTACCCGGAAAGTCGCCCTCATACCCATTCAACCAAAGAAGATGCAGACAATCACGCAGTAAGCAGCCGAATTGCATGTGTCAAGATTGAGATGGATTGCGAGCATGGCGAAGGCCTTTGATCAAAGAGGAAGTTGTGGACGATAAAAACGAAGATGAAACCAATGAAGATTACTCGCTTATGATGTCATTATGGATAGACGCAGATGGCTATAGCGACAGGGACAGGCAAATGTTTGTCGATGACGTGAAGCAGCGGCTAAGGTTGGATGAAATCGCCAAAGCACGTGAGGCTTTCAGGGCTTCACGAATCGCGGCCATGAGCATTGACGAGCTAAAGGCCGAATGCGAAGAACTGGAATGGTTTGATTTGTTTTTGAACGGCAACGGCAAGGGAGAGCCACGGGGTACGCTACGGCCTTAAATCGCAGTTGGTTTTGAGCCTTTTGGTTATACGATGATTGTCGTTATAACACCAAAAAAGGCGTCAAAATGGGCGATATTGCCGATTCAATCATGGGGTGGTTTGGCCGGAAAAAAGCCAACACAAGTCTATCCACGATACCGACTAAAACTGTCGCAGAGCGTGAAACGAGGGAAATTGTCGTTGGCTCTGACCGTGAGGAGTCGTTAAAGCTTCAACTATCGTCGGATCGACCCGGCACGTGGGTAAGCGACCATTACGAGGAAACGCGACAATACACGGGCTGGAACTACGCGGCTATTGAGTCGATGGCGAGTCAGTGCGCTCAAGCCAAGGTTCGTGGACTCATGTTCGACGACAACCGCACAGAAGACGATAAAGGCGAGCCGTTGTTGTACAACGACAGCCTGCTCAAGTTCATTCGCGAACCCAACCCACACCAATGCGGGAGCATGTTTCGTTACGAACAAGCTGTTCAATTGAAGTTAACCGGCACGTGCTTGATTTGGAACATCCGAAACGGCTTTGGCAAGATCATCGAGCGGTACGTTATCCCGACCGCGATAGCCGAGCCGAACAGCCCAACGGTACAGTATCCAGCGGGCTACTGGCGAATCAACCCAGTGGGCTCACGATACGACACGGCGTTTCTCTTGGGCGGCTTGGTTCACACGATCGGGCACAATATCGATGCTCGCGACGTTCAAGCGATTCGATTGCCTCACCCGCTTCACAAAGATGACGGGCAATCGTCGGTTTCTGCGATGGCGTTGTGGACTGACAATTCAACCCAAATCGATATCAGCCAGAACGCATCGATGCGTAACGCGGCCAAGCCGAGCATGTTGGTGGCGGTCAATCAGTTGTTGGATCAAGACCAAAAAGATGCCGTCACGTCCAAGCTCAACCAGCAGTACGCTGGCGCGGCCAAGGATGGCAAGATTATGGTGATTGAGGCCGAGGGCATTTCGGTCCAGCAGTTGAGCCAGACCGCTGAGGAGATGGATTACAACGAGTCATCGGACAAGCTACGAGACAAGATTCTCGCCGGCCACAAGACTCCGCCGATTGCGTTGGGTATGGAATCGCCAACGGGTCGTGACGGGTTGTACGCCCCGCTGGCACAGTACGCGTTTTTCGCTGTTCAGCCGTTGCTGGATATGCTTGCCAAAGAGGACAACCGGGCGTTTGCTTGGCAGTATGGCGAGGGCTATGAGGTCAAGTACGAAGCTGCCACGATCAAGGACGACGAAAACGAACGTAAAGACACTGACCAGCTGATTAACGGCAGGTCGTTGACCAAGGACGAGCTACGTGAGATTCACGGTAGGAAGCCATTTGGCGGTGACCGTGGCGACGAGTTAGCGGGTACTGAGGACAAGCCAGACGAGCCGGATCCGGCGATTATGCCACCGGCACCGGGCATGCCGCCTAAAGAGCAGCCCAAGACTGACGACGAGCCAAGTGAGAACGAGGACGATGAGGGCGTTTCAACTGGGGAACTTCCCCAGTTGAACGAAGTTGACGACAAGCCCAAAGACGACAAGGACGATGAAGATTCACGTGAAAAGGCGTTGCTCGACAAAATGAGATCGATGATTAAGTCATTGCTTGAGGAAGAGCGGAAGGCCGTTGGTGGTGAACCGAAAGCGATCAAACCGTGGCTCGGTGAAGTGACCGACGAGCTAATCGATTCACTGGTTGCCGACGACCTTAACGTTTCAACAAGGGGCTAAACGTGTATCTGACCCAAGAACGCCAAATAGAGATAGATGAGTTCTTACGTTCGTTCCCTGATGATGGTGCTACGTCAAATAGCAAGTCGTTGGTCGTGCCGGTTGGCATCGTGAAAGCCAAAACGGGCTGTGGTGCTGGCAGTGGTGAGGGTGGAGGCTTTGGGCCGGGGAATACGTGCGCCAGTAGTGACAACGGCAACGCTCAAATCCTATCGTGGGCCAAGGAACGTTTCGAGGATGATGAAACGGCTAAGAATTTCGTTGAATGGTTTGGGGATTCAAAAGCAGTCGACGCCGATGGCAACCCGTTAGAGATGTTCCACGGTTCGGGCAACGTCGACGGGTTCCACGAGTTCAAGCCTGAATTCACAGGTAAGGGCAACGACCAGATTGGCAGCGGCTACTACCTAACTAACGACATCAAAGACGCAGGCCGTTACACCGATGACACCCAAGGGTCGGGCATTGTGATGGCGTTCGTGTCGGTTCAGAATCCAATCGACACCGATGGCGACCTAGTGTTGGACTTCACGAAAGAACAACTGGCTGGAATCCTCAAGAAATCACCGGGGATTTACGACGTTGACGAATCATCGATGGGCGACTGGCACGACATCTGGTCGGAAGGCGGCGTTCAGGATTGGATGATTGAGGACGTTGCCGAAAAGATAATGACGTCGGATTTGAACGCACTCGAAAGCGATTTCTTCCCAGAGGACTCGGGGTTGTTCCGGCAATTGGTGCATGAAGCCACGGGTTACGATGGGGTTGTGAAACGTTTCGACGACGGCACTGTGCATTTTTCCGCGTGGTTCCCGAATCAGATTAAAGCGTCGCTAGGTAACGAAGGCACGTTTGACCCCGACGACAACGACATCCGCAAAGCAATCCAAGGTATGTCGTTGCTTCACGACGTGATCCTGCCCCCCGAAGAGCCAACGAACGTTTACGGCTACTGTCCCAAGTGTTCCAAGCCGGGTAAGTCACGTGAACGTAGACCCAACGGCAACGACACGTGCGAGGGCGGATGCGTTTACCCATCGGCTGACTCGGTGGAGAAAGCCGTTTCGGATACTGAACGACCATTATCGTGCGTAATGTTCGAACTGGATGAGAAAATAGCCAAACGGGTAAAGGCAGTCCAGACGTTAATCGACCCCGACGACTTGCACGAGGAAGGGCTAGAAGAGTGGCCGCACATTACCGCACGTTTCGGTTTGCACGAGCAGGATGCGGAAATGGTCATTGGCTTCATTCAAAACATGTCGTTGGCTGGTGATCATTTCAGGGGCGTGGCACGACCAATTGAAGTCACGATCGGCACGTCCAGTGTGTTTGAGTTGGACGAGTACGACGTTTTGAAACTCAACGTTTCAGGCGACAACCTCAACGGCTTCCACGACGAACTGGGCACGTTCCCTCACACCGACACGTACCCAGAGTATAAGCCGCACATCACGTTGGCGTACCTAAAGCCGGGAACCGGCGAAAAGTATTTGGATATTCAAGGGCTCGACGGAACGATCGCCACGTTGAATCAATTAGTGTTCAGCAACGGCGATAAAGAGAAAACGCGGTTCACGATTGGCTCGCACGAAAAGTCATGGGACGAATCCAAGGTCACACGTCACCCATCGGGCACCGGCGACGGCGGGCGTTTCGCAGCCAAAGAAGGCGGGCAGTCCGTTAGCGGCTTCTATTTCAACGGCGAACTACGCAACGAAACGGTTTCAATCAAGCCTGATGCGGTGGTCGTGGACGTGCGGAGCATCGATACGGCCGAGAGCGCCAGCGGTGGGTTCATCGCCAATGAAATGTTCGACGATATGGAGGAGCTTTACGGGTGGGATGACCATTCGTGGCAAGTTCGCGGAGTTGACCCAGAATCGGTGACAGTTGATTCAACGTATGTCGGCAACCTAGCCAACGACCATGAATTCGGTGAATACCTGAAAGACAAGCACGGCGTTGACGTTATCCGATCGGGCGACAAAAACGCAATCCTCAACGGCGACGTTATCGACGATGACAACTTTGAACGCGTTACCAAGCGTGACGTCAATCGCGAAGTCATGGAGGCGATTCAAAAAACGACCCACCTCGCTCAAGATATCCTGCCGAAACTGAAAGAGTTTGATACCAATGCTGAGAAGTTGGAGTTCGTTCGAGGGTTGATAAAAGATGACCCGTGGCTCAAGGCCGAACGCCCGACTGGGCTCGTTGGCAATATCCACGACAAGATAGTCAAGACGTTGAACGATTCAGGCATTAACGGCAATCACAAGAACAAGAACCACACGGCAATGATGGCGGCAGTGGGTACGTTCTCAGAGGACGGGCAACGAGAAATCGCGGTTCAGTTGCAGGACGTTAAATGGTTCGGCAATCCTAAGCAACTAACACAGCACTTTCGGCAGAATCCACGTGAAGAGTTGATCGCCGGTGCGTGGCACGATGACCAAAACCGGCTCTATCTCGACGGTGACAGTCCAGTCATCAAGCACGATGGCGAAGCCGTGAACGCTCCACAGTTCCAAGGCGTCTACGCTCACGAACTGGGCCACGTCGTCGACGGCGGCACGTCCGAAAGCACGGAGTGGAAGGAAGCGTGGGAGTCGGAGATGAACGACAGTCAGTTGACGAACTACGCAGCCAGCCAACCAGCAGAGGGCTACGCCGAACTCGTACGCGTTTGGTCCACCGGCGAGAAACGTGACGAACTCGAAAAGCAATTCCCAAAATCCGTTGCAATCCTAAAATCTCAAGGCGTGTTTTAATGCCCCTGTTCCCCGACATATTCCAAAAGAGCTTAAACGTTAACGGCGTTCACTGTGATGTTCTAATCGACCCTAACGAGCGTTCGGGTTCAGGTGCGTCAGATGTCACGAAATCCAAAACGAAGTCAGACGATGGCGTTTGGCGTACGGTACGTGGCGCCCGAGTCTTTATCGAAAACGGCAAGATAACCAAAGGGCCAGATGCTTTGATTGGGTCGAGCCCGGGCGCGGATAGGAAACCGGCCAAGCGTGGTGACTATCTCAACCCCCAGCACTACCGTTCCAAGCCTAAAACCGAAGCCGAAGAGGACCAGATTTTTGATGACTCGGTTAAGCTTCGTGGAGTGTTCACTGACGTGCTAAAAGCGGAGGTCAGCGGGTTTGATATTGAATCTCAAGACAAACTGCTGGATGAATTCAGGCACATGATGAACAAGACAGGTTCAGCGGAACTTGCTGAAATGCTGGCTAACGACCCTGAATCACTGATGGCTGAATTGCAAGCCAAGGCACGTGAGAAAGGCGTTGCTAAATCAATATCCAGAGAGGATAGGATTTATCGCGACAAAACCGAGTCGTTGCACGGGTATTCTGCTGATGGAACGTGGCTGTTCTCACGTGAAGGCGACAATGACTCTGTTAAAATCGAGGGATTGCAAGAACACTTGCACGGATCGGTCGTTACCCATAATCACCCGGCAGGATGGGAGTTTGAAAAAGACAACCCAGAATCGGCTGGAAATGGATACTCAAAACCCGACATTCGCGTGGCTGTTAAGTTCGGCGTGGCCGAGATGCGGGTCGTCAGTCCCGGTTATCGTTATTCATTGGTGCTAAATAACCAGAATCATGCGTTCGGAATGTCAAATTCAGAGTATCTTGATGAAGTCGTTAACCCAGCGATTGCCAGCGTTGATAGGCAGGTGCGAAAAGAGTTTCAGAAGCGTGTCAACGATGCCTACTCTGACGGTGGCAAATCGGCTGCTGAGAAAGTCATCAGTCAGGTTAATGCAGATCACGCCCACGAAGTGACGAAGCGACTTGCTGAAAAGCTTGGCTGGACGTACAAACGAACACCTTACAAACCAGTGAAGAAAAACCAATGAGCGAAGAAACGAACCCTACAAAGCTAGACGGCAAGGACGCGTTCCCGCGTTACGCGGTAAACCCAGAGTTGCTTAAAGATGAGCCAGAGGCAAAAACGGAATCCGAGCCACCTACTTCGCAGCCTGAATCCACGAATCAGCCGCCACGATGAAATCAGCCGAAGCGTCTAACGCTCGTTCACGCTCACGCCAGTCCGAGTCTTTAGCTCGTTTTGAGGCTGTATCTGACAGCCTACGAGCGGTTCGTTTCAGGCTCTCAACAAACCCTGCCCGTTCTTTTTTGCCCACGCAGGCGTGGCGGTGAACGTTCAGGCAGCGGTTCACGGCGTAGATGGCGTCACGCATTTCGGCGACCGGTACGAAGTTCGTTGACTCGTTGATTGTGGCGTAGCTTGGGGTTGGCATCGTGAGTGTCCTTTGATTGTGAGTGAGATTGAGCCGCAACCACCACAGTTGCGTCTTACACTATGCTATTCGCTGACACTTGGCGAATATTGGGATAATTCCCAAATTATTTTATTCGTCGCCGGCCCATATCGTGAATGTCCACGACAGTAATCTCAACCGCCAGCGGTACTGTGGAAACGGCGTATTCTCGTATCGTAGCTCTTTGAATAATTCGAACATTGGACTCATGAAAAATAAAAACGCCCCGTTGGTGGTTAATCCTTTGCACTCACTATGCTAACGACGACACGGGGCAACGTCCGCCGCCAACGAACCTGAATAGAATCAGGCGGACTCTTTGGATTTAGCTTGCTTCACTCCTGATGACACCGCAGCAGCTAATACTCGACGCCAGCACGTAAACGTAATGCCATGGAAGCTCTGGTCTATAGCTCCACGCTCGGCTTGTTCTTCTTCGCCTCTTGCCCATCGCATCAGAGCATGTTCGATGACCATTCGGGTTTCGGGTTCTTCGTAACCACACAGTTTCAGTTCTGCCATTCCTGCTTTAACATCAACTGGATCGACGTTATGCCCTGTTGTTAATCCTGTTCGCATATTTCACTTCCTTTGTTCTAAGTTATTCGATCCTCATCAGTGCTCGTGACACGTTAGGTCGCTGGCTGCCTGACAACCAAGTCAACAAACGAAACGTCCAGTTGTAGCCGTACGTTACGCCCGTCGTCAGCCAGTTTCGTGAACGCCGCCAAGGCAACGTCGTAGTCGTCGAACGTATCAAGGCACTCGAATTTGCTTTCGTCGATGGCATCGAATTCGAAAACAGCGAAGCCAACGTCATCGGCTAAACCGTCCTCTTCGATCATGTCAGCCATCTTGCGAAGCACGGACGTTGCCGGTCGTCGTGCTGGGTCGTCACGACGGAACAGAACGCTGTCGTACGGTCGTGGGGCGTCGCTGGGCGGCAGATAAATATCTTCGAGTGGTATCGGCTCCATTTCGTACTGGATAACGCCAGCGTCAGTTTCGGAAAGGTAACAGTTTGACCACTTGCGGCCACGAGTCATAGCCATGATTGCTTTGGCTTCGTCCATGTTCGTTGCTTTGATGTTCACGAACTTTTGTCCAAGCCCAACGCCATCACGTGTCTTGTGATTGCTTCCAAAAGTGAATGTAAAAGTCATGGTCATTTGTCCTTTGAGTGAGGGGGTTGGATTGTATTGGTGAAAAATGCCGTGTACGCCCGTACGAACTGAGATTTACGGGCGTACCGGTGAACCGTTGGGTTATGCCCAATCTACGGTATTGGACTTAAACGCTTTGGTGGCTTCTGCTTCTGTGTCGTAGGGCTTCGAGAAACGTCCGTGGTCGGGTTGGTAAACGCACCACTTGGTTGAACCAGGCTCACGTACGAGTTGGTTGGTGCCGTCTTTGTCGAGTCTTTTAATTGATCCTTTGTCGTTCATTTAATTCGCCTATTTGAGAGAGTGAGTGTTGTTTGACGACCACCATAGTACGTCTTACATGTAGCTATTCGCTTAGTACGTTCTAATCTTGGAATAATTTCAAAAAGAATCTCAATTTAATTTCAACTGAACACCGCAAACGCATGACGACCCAAGAAACAGTCGTTCCACGTCCTCTGGCTTAGCCCCTAGTTCGTCCGCTGCCTCATCGGCTGATCGTAACCACCCTAGAAGCTTGCCAGCCTGTACGTTGATTGCAAGCATTACGTCCTTAGATATCTTCAAGTGCAAGTTGCCGTTTTTGAACGCTCGTACTTCCATCAAAACGGATCCGTCAACCAGGTTCAAAACGACCTTTTTGTTTGACTTCCATTCGTAGTTGATTGAACGGTCGTTGCACTCAAACCCGAGATTGTTAGCCACGGTCACGAAGTCGTCCAAAAACTCGTGCGACGTGTTGCAAAGCCCTTTTGATGAATTGTATTTGTACATGCTGTCGTTGATACCACCCATGCTTTCGAGGATGATCCGAAAGTCTACTTTGTAGTGCGTTTCGTCATCACGCAAGTATCGCCAGTCGCCGTTACTGAACACTCGCTCGTTGCTCTTGTAGCCGATCACGCTCGCTCGCTGCGATACCCGTTTGAACAGGTCGATTAGTTGCTGGTCAAAGTGACTGCTGGCGTGCTTTGAGATCCAGATTAACATTGCCAACGCGTTGCTTTCAGTGAAGTCTACGTCACCTTTGCCCTTCAACGACTCAAGGAATTGCTTGCGCTGCTTGGTAGCCAATCGTTTGGTCACGTCGTTCAAGTGGTTAAACAACGCGCTCCAGTATTTGCTTTTCAAACCGTTGATTTTGAGCCGTAGCCCTTCAAGAATTGAATCCTTGGTAACCCCAAGTTCCTTGAGCAACTTGACCTTGATTTTCACGATCGACCGATAACTGCTATACATTTCGTCGAGTTCTTCATCGTAGCAACGGACTAATGTTTTGATCACGCTACCACCCTCAACGACCTCGCCGGCGGGTATTTCGTCAGGGTCCATTTCGTCGAGCGAGTCAAACGCCTTAAGTTCTGGAAGCATTTCTTCGATTGCCATATAAAACGCGTTGCTGCGATCGATATTGACCAGCAAGATTTCAACCTTTGCACGTGCCGCTCGGTCAGCATCCAGAAAGTCGAATTCACCTAACGAGCTTACCGTGGCCTCACGGGCTTCGATGGCGTTGTTGATCATGTCGCTATTGCGCCACCGCTTCGGGATCACCAAGAACACTGACGAACTGGACGACTCACGAATGATTCGTGACGCCCAATGCTCGTATTCGCTGTATGGCGGGTTGCAAAACGTAACGTCGACATTCTTGCCGACCAGCGATTGCTCGTTAAAGTCGGTGCCAACGATAGATATCCGTTTTGGCATGGCAGCAAGGTGAACGTGAGCCTTCTCAATGGCAAAAAGCTGAACGCGTTTGTCAATTTGTTCGGCGAACGATTCCAGCACGCGGCCATCGCCAGCACCGATATCTAGGATCGAAAGCTCTTGCTTGAAACGATAGTCGATTGCTGCGATCCGAGCCGCAACGACGTTAATGATTTCATTGGTCGTTGGGTAGAATTCAAAGTCTTCGTTGTTGGATTTTAAGAGTTCGACTCGTTGTTTTGTAGCGTTCATATTGGTCCTTGATAGTGAGAGGGGAGATTCGTGCCACCACAGCAACGCATTCACCCCCTTATTCGCCGGTCACGTTCCAATATTTGGAAAATTCCGAAAAGATTTATTCGTAAACTGGCGAGCCTAAATCCAGCAAGTATTGGTTTAGGCTTTTCTCTGGATCGTTGAGCCTGAATATTTCAGCGAGGTAACGGCCGTACTTACCGGATTTGTCTTTTTGCGTTTTGATCAGCAACGGCCATTTGCCGCCGCTGGTTGCAGATTCAGCCAGCCACGCACGCGTGAAATCCCTGAAAACCTTACCTTGCTCTTTTTCGGCCCCGCGCAGCTCTGGCGTGTTTACGCCCGTGAGCCTTACGGTCATTGACTTAACGATCCCAAAACCCAGATCCACGAATAGGTTTACGGTATCGCCGTCGTACGCACCTTGGGGGTAACGTGACTCGTCAACGCGTGCTTGGTATTCGAACATTAGCTTTTAACTCCAGATTGCAGTTGTAAATCGATTTGCTTCGAACAGATTGATAAAAGCACTGACGTTTCAACCGGTAAGAAATGGCGCAAAGATTGGCTAGAGCTGATAACTTCGGAATATTCTTGCGTGATAGGGATGCAAACATTGAAGTCAACATCTCTGACATCAACATACTCATATGTTGACTCCACAATGTAATGGTTGTCGACCAACTGGCGGACAGTTGAAGAAGTCAGTCAGGTTTCTTCACAAGTCACGTCAATAATCTTACGGTCCGTCCCCATTAAGTAGGCCCACATCATGGCCCATGTCACTTCTTTGATGTCTTCTGGCTTCATCATTGGCTTTCGACTCCGAAAGATTCTTCGTTCATGTATTTAACAAGTGCGATTTGCTCGTCTAGTCCGATTAGCTTCTTGCCAGATTCCGTGACGTGGAAAAAGTTACCACCTTTGGCAAAACCCAACTCAACGAGTTCCGTCCAGATTTGGTCATCAGGTCTGGCGCCGTAATGATTTCTGTGGCCGGGCTCCGTGTCGGAATAAAACCCAACGGCGTGACGCATTTGTGATAGGTGTTCTGGCGAGAGCATAGTGATTCCTTTTTATCGAATTAGGCTCGTTATATTGGCAACATCTTGCATTGTGTGGCAAACGATCGCTGTTGGTACGACACCTTTGAGCGATGCAACGGGGCTAACAATCCTAAATCCTCCACCAGCCGCCATGCCTTCCCATTGAAGCCATGTTCCTCGGTTGTAGTTGATCGACCACGACGGAACCGGATAGTCTTCTCTCACAAATCGCTGGTCTAAAACGATCATCATTTTTTCGTAAACTTCGAGTGTTCGCTTTCGCTGGTTTATGTCCGTGGAAAAATCCGTTTCACCTTGGGCTACGCCGCCAAAGTTCACGAGTTCAAACACCTCTTGTTCCATTTCGATGGTTGGCAGTGAAGCCTCGCAAAACGGAATTGGCTTGTTTTTAAATCGCCGCCTCGTTGAAAGCGGCAGTTTGTCGAACGTGATATCACCCTTAACGTTAAACCACTCGCCGGGCACAGCCAGTTCTCCGTCAAGGAATTTCAGGATAGCCGTGAGTCGTTGCTTGCCGTCGATAATCGCGTAGATGAACGCGTCGTCGTCGGTCCAGTTACCTTCAAGCCGGTCGTTCACCACAATGGCTGAAATGGGGATTCCCAGCATTAGCGAACGAATCAAGTTGACCTGTCGGGCTGGTCCCCAAACGTCGCCACGCTGGTATTTACAATTGAGTTCCAAATCGCCTTCGTCTCGCCAGTGTTTGACAACACTCAACGGTCGATTGGTGTTGCTTAATTTTAATGATTCAAGCATTCGTTTGGCCTTCAAAACGTGGTTTTGGGTTAAGATTGAAAGACGTTAAAATACCAAGATAATCCACCGCGTACGGTCGTACGCAGAAACCCGTACGGTCGTACTGACATGCCCGATGACCCAGACAGAACCGCTCACGAAGCAGCTCTCGTTGCCATTCTATTGCTATGGCAGAAGGAGTCACGCGTTGCCCTACTCGAACGCATCAGAGCCGAGCAAGCCGTTGCGGAATCATACTGGCGACGCGAACAAGAACGTTTGATGACCGAGCTACGCCCCCGGCTCCAGGTCGTGGCCCATCGCGCGGGCGTGGCAACGGCAACGCAACTAGGCTACGAAATCAGCCCCATCGAGCAAATTCTAAGCTCCGCACGCACGGCCGAAGTGCAATCAAGACGTTACGCTGATTGGATCGTCGACGCTATTCGAGAAAACTACGAGCGTGACATTAACGACGTTATCATCGGCGGGATGTCGGTCAACGACCTATTGGACGACGCCTACAAGCAATACAAAGCAGCCCGTGATGCAATCAGCATGACGACTGATACAATAACCGGTGCCGAGACTGACACGGCCAAGCGGATCCAGCAGTACGTTCAACGTGAACGAGTCCTGACCGGCAACACGATCCGAACGGTCGCGATCTGGCGGATTGAGGACGACAACGCGTGCAAGATTTGCAAGCCACTGGACGGCGTGATGGAGGACGATTGGCCCGAGGAACAAAAAGACGGTCCTTCGGCTCATCCTTCATGCCGCTGTTTCCTAACGTGGCACATGATGATCGACGGCGTTGTCCAGCCTTTGCCGCTTGCCTAGCGTGAAATTCAACTGGGGAAGTTCCCCAGTTGAAACGACAAACACGGGAAAACATTGAGTAATCCACAGCCAAAAACTAAAAAGCCTCAATATTGGCCTCTTGGCACGACGTTGTGCCCGTACTGCAAGTCACGAGCTAAGTCGATGAGCGGGCGCGGTTCGAGCAATCCGTATTCGTCGTGCAAGTGCACGGAGTGCGGTAAGACGTTCAGGGCTCAGAAGTTGCCAAGGGAGTGAATGATGTTAGGTTTCGAACTGGGGAACTTCCCCAGTTGAGCAAGCGGCTAAGTTGCCACGAGAATGAAACGTGCTAATATCAATCTTTACCTTGCAAGGGAATCACTATTGTGTGAGTGGAACGTTGCACGGTTTCAACAGCCTGCGGCGGGCTTAGTACGTTGCGACTTAATGTGAATCACAGGCTTGCAAACTCTTCTTTGGCTATCGCAATCTTCGACTTCAGATCGTCTATGGCCTGATCACGATAGGCTGATTGAATCGCTGGATCGACTTGTGAGTTTCTGTCGTGGTAAGGATTAACTGGGTGAGCGCCCTCAGTCATCCATGTGTCTAGTTCCCGCTCAAGTTTTTTGATCAGTTCTTCAGCAATTAGGCACTTCTTTAGGTGTTTTGAATCCATCTTATCTTCCTTTGTGGTTAGTTGTTTGATGTCTCGATAATCACCAGTCTACCCCATGACGTTTCAACACGTCGATCACTTCGTCGACAGTTTGATCGGCAACGTTCTCTAGCGACCGTAAGTCTCGATGCTCAATGAACTCTAGTTCGCGTACGAACGTGGCGCCCAAGTCATTGAAGTGATTCGCCAGTTTTAACGGCAGGAACGAATCTAAATGCGAGTCAGGGCCGATTTGGTTTCCGCGTTCCTGCTTGGCTACTCTGAAAGCCTCGTTGACCACCCAGTGGGCGTGGCCGGGGTCGCCGCGTCGCAACGCACAGAAAAACATCTGCATGTACTGCTCGGCAATTGGTTCGGGTACAAACATTGTGTCGTGAATCCCTTGTGAAAAAACGTATCGTTTATTCTTATTCTCGTTTCATCGAGCGCCACCTAGCCTGACAAATCAGGCCCCGGTTAAGCCACTCTCCGCGAGCGTTAATTCCCGGCCAAGTGCCGGTATTTGATTTTTCAAGTTGATCGCTGCGTTTAGGTCTCGATCGATGACCAAGTCACAAAAATCACACTCGTAAGTTCTGTCTGACAACGACAAGTTATCTTTCTTGCAGTTGCAAGCAGAACAAAGCTTTGAGCTTGGAAAGAAACGATCAACGACGTGCAGCAAACAATCATACCAGTTGCTCTTGTACGTCAGTTGTCTACGAAACTCTCCGAACGCCATATCTGACAATGACCTTGCAAGCGACCGCATTTTTACCATCCCTTGGACATTTAAGTCCTCGATGCAAATACGGTCGAATGTTCGGACAATCATCGTGGTCAGTTCATGCTGATACTCACTCCTGCGTCGCCGCTGACTAGACAAAATCATTCCAATTGCGAGCTTGGTTTTCGCTCGACGTTTGGATGATCTTTGCTGTCTAGCCAATCGGCGTTGCAAGCGTTTGAGTCGCTTATCCTGACGTTTGTATTGTTTCTCTGGGGCAAATGTTGAACCATCGGATAACACTGCTAGGCTTTTGACACCTAAGTCAATGCCTACAGATCCGGTGCCTAATCGCTGTTTTAGGGGGATCGTTTCTAGCTCAAACGTCAATGAAACGTACCAATGGCCGTCAGATTCTTTCGAAATCGTCATCGATAGAACGTCGCCGCTGAAACGTGGACGCTCGCAAAGACGCACTACTCCAAGTCCTCGAATGCGAATCGTTTTGGCGTTGGAATCAACTTTGAAACGCCGATCAACTGGCGTAAAACTCTCGTTACACCCTCGCTTTTTAAACTTTGGAAAGCCTTTTTTCGTCTTGAAGAAACGCTTGTACGCGACGCCGAGATTGTTCATCGCGTTGGATGCAATCGCCTGAGGAACGTCTTTAAGCCATTCAAGCTCGGTCTTTTTAAGCTGCGTCAATTCACGCTTGAGCTTGTTGCAACTTGGTTTATCGCCAGACTCGTACTGTTTTTTCCACGTCGCCAACCCCCAGTTATAGACGAACCTCGCAGTGCCAGCACAACGAGCCAGTTTTTCGTATTGGCTACGGCGTGGTTTGATTCGAATTTTGTGGGCTATGTTCATTTTGCCTAGCTGCAACGAGATTAGTAACCAACATTCTACGGATAAATTCAAAAAATACCACTCGCTGTACACGCACTGTACAGTTGCCAGTTGGTGTCGTTTCAATTGCTAGTAATTTGTCCACCATGAAGTCTGCATTGGGGCAAATTTACAGCATTCAGAAGTCGCACGGTCTGGCAATCACTGCCGACAATGTTGGCATCGATACGAACGAAATGTCGGCCACGGCGATTATCTCAACGCCAACGTGGGACCGACAGAACGACAGCGTTGACCCTATGGGCGTTTGCTTAAAGAACTACGCGGTCAATCCAGTCGTTTACTTCGATCACGGCCAAGATATTACTCAGCCAATCGCACGAGCCGAGGACAACGACGGCAACCTGCAAGTATTCCCCAGTGACCTTGGCATCACGTCCAAGTCGTACTTCTCAAAAAACAACCAAGTCAGCAGCCAGTTTTTTCATCTGGTCGCTGACAAGATTCTGCGTGGCACTTCGATTCGTTTCAGCCCGTTGGCAGCTCCGATTCGCAAGGGTAACCGCTCACGATTCAACAAAACCACGATGGAAGAGTGGTCATGGACTGGTTTAGGGGTCAACCCAGAATGCGTTCAAGGCGTTATCGCTAAGGGCATGCTGGATTCAACGCCTATTGAAACGTCGGTGATGAAATCGTTGCGAGCCTTGGCACCGCCAGTATCACCGCACGGCACGAAGAAAAGCCGCAACAACTCAAAAGTTACTTTTACTGGCTCAATGAAGCCTGACATTTTGGAGAGTTACATGCAACGGAAAGTTCTGGGCCAGCAGGTCATGGAAGCCGGGCACGCGAAACTAAGTGCGTTGCGTTCGGAATTAAAGTCAGCTTTGATTCTCGTTGAGAACAACAAAGTCAACGACGTGATGGCAACCGTTTTGAAGTCGCTCGACGACGCCTCAACGACCATCAAAGGCGGTTTTGCTGAAGCCTACCCGAGTGCCAAGCTTAAGGCTATGGACGAGGACATGGACAACATGGACGACGGCGAAAAGGCTTACGAGAAAATGATGGCCGACGAGGAATACATGAAAATGTACTCCGACGATGACCGTCAAAAGATGATGGACGACTCCGAGTACCGCGCCGAAATGGTCAAGATGTACCGCGAAAAGATGGCGGACATGACCGAAGAAAACCGCGTTAAGTCGTTCTTGGCAATCAATGACAAGCACCGCTGGGACACGACCGGATTGGTTGCGAATCTCAACGAAATCGCCGAAGCCGACGACCTCCCAGAGCGTTACAAGTCGGCACTTGGGAACTACGCCAAGAGCTTGAGCAGCATTGTTAAATCGGCAATGGAGCACAAGCCATCTGAGTCAAACGAGCCAAAGATTGAAGACGATCCCAAGTACAAATCTTTGACTGCCATGATCGGCAAACTTCAGGAAAAGATCAAAGAGATGGCTCCGGCCCAACGCCGTTAGTTCCTTTGGCGACAGTCGCCACAACCCCTTACACGAAACCCGACACGGAGACTTTGTTAGATGTCACAAGAACAAAACGACGGCGACGTAGCAACACTCGATTCGCTAGTTAAATCCGTCAAAAGCCTTGAGGAACTGGTTGAAAAGGCCGGTCAGCCTCAATTTGAAGGTCAGCGGTCACGAGCCGGTGGCAACTCGTTCTCGTATTTCATGGGCAACGACGGCCCTGACGTGCAGGGAATCAACTACCAGATGAATAATGAAAGTGCCCGCAAAAGCTGGCAAGCCAACCAGATGCCCAAGGGGTATCAAGGTGCGGCCAACCGCGACGCAGGATTTGAGTCATTCGGTCACTTTTTGAAGTCGGGTTTGGTCGATAAAGGTCACGCAAGTGCTGACTGGCAAACACGTCAGAAGTCGATTTACAAAGGCGTTGAAGGGATGTCGATCGGTGCTGCCAGCGATGGTGGTTATTTGGTTGCTCCTGAACACACCGACGAAATCCTGGCTCGCACGTACTCCAACGACATCTACAGTCGTTGCGACAACTACAGCGTTGCGACCAACAGCATGAAGTTTCAGCGTGACGCTGGCACCTCACGCCGTCGCGGTCGTCGTCACGGTGGATTGCAAGCGTTCTGGGTTGGTGAAGGCCAATCGATTCCGGCAAGCCATCCACGGTTGAAGTCGTTCCAGTTGGATTGCAAAAAGCTTGCAGTCATTGTGTTCTTGACGAACGAACTGGCAAACGATGCCGTTGCGTTGTCTCAATTCGTCAACCGCACGGTCGGCGAAGAGATGAACTTCATGGTCGGCGATTCGATTTTCAACGGTAACGGTGTCAACCAGCCAATCGGCGTGTTGAACGCACCTAACCGCATCGAGATTGCCAAGGATGTCGGTCAGGCTCCTGGCACGATCACCGAAAGCAACATTGATCGTATGCACGAGCGACGTTGCATCAGCGGTTCCGGTTCTTACGAGTGGTATCACAACCAAGACTGCTGTGCAGCCTTGGACGGATTGGCTCAAGACGTTGGAACCGGCGGGCAGGTCTTGTACCGTCCCGGTGGCAACATCAGCACGGCACCGTTTCAGACTCTCAAGGGCGCACGACGCAACGAGACTGAGTTCAGCCAAACGTTGGGTCAAGCAGGCGACTTGTCGCTTATCGACTTCTCGCAGTACATCACAATCGCCAATGGCGGTTTGACTCAAGCCTCCTCAATTCACGTTGAGTTCTTGAGCGACCAAACGGCGTTGCGGTTCATCATGCGACTCGACGGTCAGCCGTGGGAAGACGTGCCAGTGGAGCCAAACAACGGCACCAACTTGCAGTCAGCCACGATCAGCCTCGAAGCACGCGTTTAATTTCACCCCCTAAACCCTACGAAACCTAAGAGGATTCACAGATGAAAAACATGGGATTTTTTGAGGGCGGTGGAAACATCCTGCCCGCATCAGTCGGCTTTGTCAGCATGGCTAACTACGAGCGTGTCAACGCTTTCGCTACTGGCGTTGGTGGTCCAATCAGCATCGCCGTTGAGCAAGCACAGGACGCAGCAGGGCTTAACGCCAAGCCAGTCAACGTTTGCCGAATCTGGTACACCGAAGACGTTCCGTCGGCGACTGCCAGTTGGCAATTCATCGACACTGAAGCGGGTGGCGTTGCCGTTGTTGATTCAACAACAGTACCGGCCCTTGCTGCCATTGAAACCAACGCTAACGAAGTATTCGTTGAGGTGCTGACTGACCAGATGGACGGAGACGGTGGATTCACGTTCTTGAGTGTGGCAGCAGCAGACCACTTGGTTTTCTGCGGCGGACGTTATCCACAGTACGAGCCAATCAATCCGCTTGCGTAGTGGGTTCTGGGGTGGCGTTAGCCATCTTGGACTGAACAGATACAGCCCAGTCGATTAGCGGCTGGGCTTTTTTTTTAACTTGAAAGAGGGTGCTGCAATGGCCGACCAGCCAAAAAAGGAATCAACAGGTGTTTTGTCCGAGCGTACGAAATTCGTCGCGATGGAGCTTTTCAAGGCAAAGAGCGTGGACGTAAACCTACGACGTCGAACGACTGCGAAGAAAATCGAAGACTCGTTCACCGAAGCCGCGTTGTACGTGGAAATGGAAGCAGCGTACGACAGCGGACAGCCCATCAAAAAGCCAATGGAGCAAGTGCTTGCCCCAACGGTCAAGGTTGTCGAGTGGAACCACCAGCAAGGCGGGCCACAGAACGACGAGTACGGCAAGCCAGTCGTTGTCGAACGGCAAGCTGACGTTTACTCGTATGCGCCGGGCAAGCCAGCGGATTACCCAACGAACACGGCTTATATCAAGGGTCGTTTGCAGTTGGGGATGCCGATTCGCAAGGACTTGAAAGAGCCAGCCGAACGTTACTTTCGCGAACTGAAAGACAGCGGAATCGAAGCCAAGTTGGTGTTGGTATAGCAGTTTGAGCGACGTGCCGGTCAGTGGGCCGGCACGACTCGCACGATCACATTGTTATTCCGCGCAGAACTATCGTAACGAAGCAGGCACGCTAACGATTCAATCAGAGGAATAGCCAGACGGCGGTTTCACATCGCCAAGCATCACAGGCACAGTGCCAACACCGGGAGAATCAGCAGAGGGCACTGACACGTTTGGGCCATTTGTTGAGTTCCACGCATAGCAAGTCAGCGTTCGGCGAATAATCGAAAACTTTTTAATCTTACGAGAATAATGATGAATACAGTCTACGAAACAATGATCCCCCCCACCGAAGACGTGCGGGTTTGGAAACAGCAAATCACAGGCTTGAC